GGCCTCGGCTTGAGGGTGCGGGTACGGATGAGGCGGATGTAGCGAGGGTCACGGAACGAGATGGTACGGACGATGGAGGGTCGCATGCTGCTGACCTTCTGCACCACCGTCTTGCCACCGGCATTGATGGTCCGCTCTTCCGTCACCGGAGTTTCCTTAGACTCGCTACGCATGGGGGCGATGATCTCAACCACCTTGCTCAGTCGTTCGCGGAGACCAGGGGGGAGGCTCAGGTAGTGCTCCTCCACCTTTGCCCCCTCCCCAATCTCCACCCAGTCGCGGCTCAGGTGAGCCAGCAACCAGACACCGTACCCGTGGGATCGCAATCTATGGGCCACGTCAATGACGGTGTCGTAGAGCTTCTCCCATGCCGCAGGACCGTGGGCCTGCTCGAACAACTCACGGCCCATCTGCTTGGCCACCCAAGGCTTGAGCAGACGGATCATGGGAATCATCGTGTCGATCACCACCATGGAGGGACGCTCATCCCCGTTCTTGGCCATGTCGCACAACTGCTTGATCTTCGCTTCAACGTGGTCCCACGTGAGGATCAGCGGCTTGCCGTCCACATCCATGGGGCGACCGTCAGGTCCGATGCCTGGCCACACTGCACACTTGGCGTGGGGGGACACCGTGGACGAGAGGTCGAGATTGATGACAAAGGCGTCGGGGCAGGACTGGAACAGATAGGACTTGCCGCTGTTCTGCTCACCCACAACCATGCCAAAGAGGTTGCGAAGGGAGTAGAGACCAGGCCCACCCTGAAAGCCGAGACCCTTGTAGGCACGCACAGGTGGCATGCCCGACGATGTTGTTTGATGAATGCTCACATGCTTCCTTGCTGGCGAGCGATCTCGCCGAATGCGTCACCGAATGAACTGCGGAACGGGCGAATGTCCATGGGTGACTCGTTGTCAAAGCGTACTTCTTCTTCTTCTTCCCCCGCATCCGGGCGGGGGCCGACGGCCCCGCCCGGGGCGGGGACTGTATCAAGTCCGTCGATCTTCACGGTCTTGCGGAAGGAGATTTCCAGGATCTCCAACCACGTGTTGAACGTGGAAAAAGATACGGTGCTTCCCGTTTCTTTCTTGAAGGCGGTATGAAGCGATGATTTGTTAGTGATGGTCCCCCCACTGACCAGTCGGGCGAGTAGGGGTTTGATGATGGTGAACAAAATGTCGGGGAGAATGTTGCCGAACTCACTCTTCTGGATTCGGCTTTGGGGGTACGGATCATTGGGCATTTGCAGCCTCCTGTGGTTGCGGTGCGTCACGATCAGAAACGAGGAACCCCTCCTGCATCACGATGTCCGGCCACTCCGAAACTGGACGAAGCACAAAGGGTGCGTAGGTGTCCAGTGTACCAGAACCGTGAACTTCCGTAGGCCACGGGTACTCTTCGGGTTCAATGGTGGCAGTACGCCACCGGTTGAGGGCATTCAGCCGGGCCTTGTACTGGCCGGTCCACGTGGGGTCAAGGAGGGCAGTACCGGAGGTGAAGGACAGGTCCACAACAGGCTCTGCAATCCGGTCGCCAGACAGGTGCACATAGTCCTCCACCCCCAAGTACCACCGCTTGCACCGCTCGATGTAGTTCTCGAGGCGGGGTTCCCCAACGTAGACCTTCTCATTGCGAGGCTCACCCTTCCGGGGCCCACTCTTGAAGGGGGTCGTGTCGAGGGTGTAGTCCCGGTCGGACTGGCCGAAGGAGATGGTGGGCTTACGGATGATGGCGTGGAGCATGCCCCCCACGGTGGTGTCATCGGGTAGGTCAAACATCTTCTGCATCTCGCCCCGGGCCAGCATGTCCTGCACGATGTGCATGTAGTGCTGGGTCTGCGGCTCGATGGGGCAGGAGGCAGCGCGGATCCGGGGGCTGATGGATGTGGTCTTGTAGTCCACGATCCATAGGGACCGCTGCTGCTTGTGGAACAGGAGCATGTCAGGCTGAGCCACACACTCCACTGGTTCTGCCCGGTTGTCTGCTGGGATACGAGCTTTGAGGATGCACTCTTGGCACAGAGTCACAAAGCAGGAATCAGACAGGAACTCCTGCATTGTGCGTCCATTTGAAAGGGCCCCTGCGATGGGGATGTCCTTGGTGCATGTAGCCCAAGCCCAGCCGGTGGCGGCATCCTGGTCCTCCACGGCAATGATCTCTCGGGTCCGCTGGTCCCCGATGGCAAGTGTCTTGCACACCTCACGGATCTCCTCACACCGCTGCTCCACCTTGAGCAGATACTTGGCGTGGGCATCGTGTTGGGTAAGTGGGTTGAGCAGCAACTCCAATGCTGCGTGGAACCACGTGCCGTGGGACAGAGCAGTGGAGTAGCGGAGGGCAGGCACGAGGCCCAGCTTGCGTGTGAGGTAATAGTGGAATGGGGAGCCGAGCATCCTGAAGTCCGACGATCGGACGGGGGGACGACGCTCAACCAAACCGTGTAGTGCGAGCAAATCTCTCGACCCTTGTGGGGCCGACCGGAACTCTGGCGGCATGTTGTTCTCCTGCCCTATTCGGGCGATTTGAATGTATCAGAATCGGGATCGTACAGATCACCAATTCCTGCGTATTTACCCCGAAACCTTCCATCGTAAGCTGTTTCTAACCATGTCCCACCCTTTCTTTGGGTAAGCCATTGGATGTTTATTTGTGGGTCAGTGTTGGGCATAACAAGAACGTGAGTCACAATGTTATTCCCATCAATCTTGGCAAAGTATGCCATGTTCAACCTCCCGAAAACTTGACCAAAGAGAAGTCACCTGTTGAATCAAACCGGTGATGAGTGTATCCGCCTGCGTAATAAACAGATCCACCCGTTGCAACTTGCCTACCTTGGTATCGAATTATTACAAATCCGGCACTGCCGTTACCGCCAGCACCTCCTGTAGCACTACACCCACCACCACCTGATCCACGACCCGCAACGGCGTTCATTCCAGTAGTGCCAATAACGCCATTCCCACCAACACCAGATCCGCCGGTGCCTGCAATTCCTACGTTGGGGGCCCCGCCACCTCCGCCTGCGCAGCACATTACCCCAAGAACAAGAACACCGGAACCACCATTACCACCAGACCCTGAAGTACCTGCACTGCCTACACCACTTCTACCACCACCACCCCCAGCACTTCGAGTAAGTGTAGCTTTGTTTGCGCCGCCAGCAGAACCCTGGATCTCTCCAAGAAAGTCTGGAGGGTAAAAAGATGCAGAAGCTGAACCACCAGGTCTTGATGTGGGATTAGCCCCACTACCCCCACCACTACCTCCAGTTGATCCAATAGCAGCATTGGATCCAAGTGTGGCATTGCCACTACCACCACCCCCACCTCCAGTTGCTCCCCAAAGTGCATCACCAAGACTGTTTTCTACCGCTGAAGAATCACCGTTAGAACCTTTGCCACTACTTATTGAGCCAGCTCCACCGCCACCAACACTCACTGTAAATACAAACTCATTAGGGTCGTCTGCCGCGTAGTCTGTCAAGTTCAGGTTGACGCTCGGAGAGATGTACCCACCGGCTCCTCCACCAGCACTTGGACAATCGGTGCTGTTGGCACGGCCAGCTCCGCCTCCCCCTGCCACGATAAACATCTCCACGTTTAGGGAAGTTCCTCGAAGGCGAAGTGGTGCAACATCGGTTTCGATTGGTTCCAGTCTGTTTGTACAAAAACGAAACAGAGGACCAATCGTGGCCAAAGGATGGGTTCGTACCCGATAGGGCACCAACTAAACCTCCCCAATAAGCGCATTGCAAGCAATAGAAGTGCCTGCAGAAGCTTCAAAAACCAACTCAATCAAGTCAGCTCCCATGGTGTCGACGAGGATGATTCCGTTTGAGTCGTTTGAATTTCCTTCGTAGACCAGCTTTGCATCTCCTGCTGTAAGCGACATTGTGTGAGGAGCAAGAAGACTAGTTCCATTCACACTAATCCCTGAGGTGTTAAGGGTTAGGCTCACATTTGCAAGGAAGTTTGGGGACCAAACACCCAAACCATTTACATACGACCAACCAACAACTCGCATACGGGGGCTAGTAGATCCGGTTTGAAAGAGGGGAATAACCTTTAGGTAGTTCATGACCCCAGGAATAACAACCTCTCCATTTGCAGTTGAAGTAGTTGGAGTGGAGGTGCTTACACCTGTAAAGTCTGCAAAGGATGAGACCTTAACCGTGGCGTTGGCGTTGGGATTGGCAACCTGTAGAGGTCGCCGCTGGGTCACAAGGCTGATGTGGTCGGGCATGGTGGTCCTACTTTATCTGTAATTTTTACACCAGTCTAGTGGTTAGCTTTCAAGTAAGGTGCTTGGCGGTTTGGTTCTATTTGCCAATTCGGTTAAGGACCAAAACCTAGACTGCAAAAACAAGTTTCGAACAACAATGGCTCCCTTGTACGTGACATCATAAGAGCTTGGGCCAACGTACAAGTCTGTAAAAGCCACAAAGGTGGGCACTTTACTTGCGTCTACAATGCTGCTTGTAGAGGTGCCTGCCCTACCTACGCGCACAATTCCGTTTGTTGCGCTGTATCCAACGCTCTCAACGTAAGAGAAAGGAGAATATGGCAAAATCTCCCTTGGGTCTATTGATCCATAGTAACTAGTCCAGGACTTTCCCGAGTCTGTGTATGTCCCTGAGAAGGTAGTTACAAGCGCTGGTGGTGCTGATTCTGGAGTTACGTACGTGCTGCTGAATGTTTCAGACTCCCCGTTTGAGTTTTGCATAGAGACGATGGGAGTTGGTGACGTTGTGTGGGCTGTTTGTTGGTAATCAACAACAACTGTTCTTTCCGTTGTCTGGGTTCCTATGAGTGCGCCCAAATTTGAATGACTAAGAATGTCTCTACTGCGCACACCTTGACTACTTCCAGAAGCTACATACGAAGTAGCCCCCGACGACTCTTCAAGTTGGGGACCCCAGACAATGACCCCGTTTGAGTTGTTTCCTGCAAACGAATAGCCATTAGGGTTTTGATTGGCATTCAAAGCATGAAGGCGAACTTGCGCGGTTGTAGTTGTGGTGGCTTGAGTCCACGTTACAACCACTCTGACCCAACCATCTGCAAGTGGGATGACGTGCAACTTATCAGTTGCTTCGGCTGATTGTGCTACTAACCCCTCCAACGAAACCCAAACGGATGGGCCAGTTGTAATTCTCAACCCAAAGAAATTATACCCATTGGCTTGTGCATACACGGAACACGTATATGTGGTGCCACTTGTCAGACTCACGTTTGAGCTACCCAAGTAGTGCTCATTTGAAGTGGTATTGGGAACCAAATTTACTGCAGTTGTTTGAAGATCAGGAGATGGCATACCTGTCCAACTTCCTGAAGTGTTTAGTTGGTTTCTAGTATTCCACCCCGGGCTTTGAGACACCCCCAAGTTGTTTGTTTGGTACAACAAATTGGTTGTTGTTCCCTCCAATAACAATCCCATTGGAACCGATGTTGTTTGGGTGACTGGGGTAAATGCCTCTGTAGTGATGTTGTCGGTAACGTTTCCAATAGGAGTTAATTGAAACCCCCAAATGAATAAGAAATGGGGATTAGTTGTATTCTCCTCCACCCCTCTGAATGCAATTTGTGGCCTAGGGGTAGTGCTGTTAATGACAAATGCGTAGCGAGTCCAAGATGAACTTCTTGGAATGTTGAACAACACCTCACCAGTACCTACCTGTGGTAATACCTCTATATCGTCAAGCCACAACTCAAGAAAGATTCGACTAAGGTTTATTGGTCCGGGCGTTATGTTCTTTGCCCAGAAAGAAAAGACCCACTGGTTTACCTGAACAGATGGAATCCCACTAAGTGAGATTAT